CAGATATTGGTGATGATTTAGTCAATTTCAATCCCCAAATCTTGTTTTCGTACGGATGTCAGTGGATTATGATGAATTACGGTTCGGTAGATACTGCGATGGAGAACTATATTGGCGAGTTCCAAGAGAACAGTTTGGTCCTCAAACCTGCACCACTCCGTCCTCTCCGTCCCAAGAAATTCAAGAAGCCAGCTTTACCCGACCCTTCAGTATCTTTCCAGCCTATGCGTAAAACTTCACCGATCTACGATGTCACCGTTTAAAAATCTCCTCGTTAAAACAAAATGGCAAACAAGTGGCTAATGCATGTCAAGAAGACGATGAAGACCATGAAGAGCCGTGGCACCTACAAGAAGGGTGATGGTTTGAAGAAGGTAATTCTAGAGGCGAAGAAGTCATACAAGAAGCACAAGGGTGGTGAGGAGGAGTCACCCGAATCTTCCCCGGATGCTACGCCAGTAAGCCCTGCGGTAATGGGTGGACGCCGCAAGGGTCGCAAGGGAGGCAAGACGATGCGCCGTCGTAAGTAGAGGTTTTCAGGAAAAAATGATTATAAGTAACATATAAAGACAAATGGGTGGCGGTCTACTACAGCTCGTTGCCTACGGCGCCCAAGATGCATATCTTTCTGGGAATCCCCAGATTACCTTCTGGAAGGGTCTGTTCAAGCGCCACACCAATTTTGCGATGGAGCCTTTTCGCGTCAATTTAACTGGACAGGCGAACTGGGGAGTCAAGCACTCCGCCATTCTCGGTCGCCATGCTGATCTCCTGTACTCCACTTACCTCGAGGTCGTTCTCGACGCCGTGACCGGCGGCACCGCTTACAACTGCGACCAAGGCCGTCTAGGTTACAATCTAATCAAGTATGTCGAGCTAGATATTGGCGGACAGCTCATTGACCGTTTGTACGGCGAGTGGCTCTTCCTCTGGGACACTCTATCAAATAATTACACGCAGTCATCCAATACATGGCAGATGGTCAATGCCGGACTTGGAGCAGCTTCTCAGACAGTTAATCCCGCAGCAGTATGCAATGCTGGTTCAGGCCGCCCTTCTTTACCTACGGTTCTATACATCCCACTCACCTTCTTCTACACTCGCAACCCTGGAGCTGCTCTACCTCTAATTGCTCTACAGTACCACGAGGTCAAGCTCAATATCCAGTGGCAGGATCAGAAGTTTATTGCTGGAGATTTTACTGCTGCTGCCGCCGCGCTGCCGCCTCAACCTCTTCAGGCAGCGGTATATGTTGATTACATCTACCTCGATACGGAGGAGCGCCGTCGTATGGCTCAGCAGTCCCACGAGTACCTCATTGAGCAGACGCAGTACAACGAGGACAAGGGCATTTCATCATACTCGAACCGCATTGATCTAACGTTTAACCACCCAGTTAAGGAGCTCGTATGGGTTGTCCAGCCTTCTAGGTACACGAACTGTGCTCTTGCTGCAGCGGCCGGACTAACCCGTCTACAGCCTTTCACCTATAATCAGGATGCCGTTTATGAGCAGTGGCTACAGATTAATGGACAGGACCGTCTAGACAAGCGCTATGGCGATTACTTCCACAAGGTTCAAATGTACCAGCACCACTCAGGAGGTGCTGGCGTTTACAATCCCTACAGTTCCCAACCGGGTATTTACCTATACTCCTTTGCTCTGCGCCCCGAAGAGCACCAGCCTTCAGGTACTTGCAACTTCTCTCGCATTGATACGGCTACGCTTGTAATGACACTAAGTGGTGCTGTAACAATTAACCCCGATTCTGATGCAACATGGGATGTACGCGTATACGCTGTCAACTACAACATTCTCCGTGTCATGTCCGGCATGGGCGGTTTGGCGTACTCCAACTAAAGTTCAACTAAACGATCTCTAATCAATAAATAATGGAAGTCGACAAATTACTTATTGTCGCCCATCCCGATGACGAAGTTCTTTGGGGTGGACTCAACCTAATGTTACAATCAGGATGGTTTGTGGTTTGTTCGACGAACATAAGTAACCCCACGCGATCCCGTGAATTTTTCCGGACTATGTCTTATGCTGCCGTCACTAAATTTATGATGTTTGATGTCGAAGATAAGTATGTGGAAGAAGATGAAGAAGCAGATGAGTTGTATGACGGTTCACTCTTTGAAAAAGCTTTAAATGAACTTTCTCGAAAAGAGTGGAAGTTGGTTTTGACACATAATGAGACGGGAGAGTATGGACACGCTCATCATCGTAAAGTTCATCGTATGGTTAAAGAGCGATTCCCCCAAGCTAAGTTTTTTGCAGGAGGACATACTTTATCTGCTGCTGAACTTTCTGAAAAGAAGGAACAGTTGCAGTTCTATAAAGCTACCCAAGATATCTGTAACAAGATTTACAAGAATAAAGGGTCTTCTCTACGCAAACTCGAGCGCGAACATTACTTCCATGAGAAACCGTATCTCAAATACTCCAAAACCATAACTCCTATCATCCACCAAATTTGGTTCGGAACTCCGTTAGCAAAAACTACAGTGCGATACAATTTGATGGCTGGAGTTAAAAAGGTAGCTGAAGCGTCTGGGTTTCAGTACAAGTTGTGGACAAACGACGAACTGACGTTAGAAAACTTTCCTTTAACTTGGTACTATATGCGCACGGCAATTGAAACGGGAGAAGATATTGGTCAGTCTCGATTCGCACAAGTTGCAGACTTAGCGCGGTACGAGATTATGCATCGGTTTGGAGGTGTGTATATGGATTCCCTCTTTGAAATCAGTCCCGAGTTTTGTGCATATATTAAAAAACATTCAAACTTTGATTTGATAGTTGCGAATGAAGATCCTTGTGAACTGAAATGTAAATCTGAAGTTGGTAAGTATATGTCCAACGGATTCTTTGCCTGTATTCCCGGTTGTATCCCTCTCAAGCGTTTGTTACATACCGCTACACTTGAAGAAATAGATTTTGATAATGTCAAAATCAACCAAACGACTGGACCATACTTTTTCCGCAGCGGAATCAAACCTCGCGATAATGTTCATGTAATTCCAACTTCCAAAATTTACCCCTTTATGGTCAATGATTCAGAGTACCGTAAAGGTCAGCCGAATCAGTGCATTGCTGGAGATCAAAAATTATTACATAATTGTTTAACTGAAAAGTATCCTGATTCATTAGCTGTGTATCATTCAGGATTCGGTGGATCTTGGTCTTGGTAAGTTATTACTCCATTAGAATATCCGCCATATTCACAACATCATCCTTGGCTTGTTCCTGCTCTACAAGTAGATTTACTGCCTGGCGCTCAGCTTCGAACACTGAATGATCTTCTTCCGTTCCTTCAGGAAGTTTGGTTTCATCAACAAGAATATCCACAAATCCAGTTCCACATGGAGGCTTCTGTCCGAACATGATGTTCGCAGAGACGCCTTTCATATTATCGAACTCTCCCGACAGAGCTGCATTGAAGAGAATCTTGGAAGTTTCTTCGAACGACGACTTGGCAAGCACACCGTTTTCAACATTCTTGTTCATTCCAAAGCGGTCAACCTGTAAAATGAATCCTGGGTAAGTCATAGAATCTACAAGCATCATGAGATGATGGTAGTCTACACCATCGGCATCCACGAATACATTCACAAACTCTTCATACAGCGCAGCACGAACAGTTTCAATTCCAAACACATCCAAAACTTCATGAATACTGTCGGAGAAAGTACGGAATGGGTCGACATTCGGTAGAACTGAAAGGTCTAACAGGTTCGTGCCCTCAACATCCAGAACATACTGCTTCGTAGCCGTATATGACCCAGTCTTTTCATCCCACAGAAGCTGATTCGTGACTTCACGAGGGAACACGCGCCCGATTCCGTCTACTCCCGTAAGAACGGTATCAAGAAGCTTATCTTCAATGAATCGAAGTGACAGAGCATTCTTTACTGTATCTGCGCCAAAGACGATGCGCATAATAAGTTTGTCAGGTGCATTGGTGTCTGAATGAATGCAGTCAAATACTTTGAGAATCTTATTGTTTTCAATCTTGGTGCGGATAAGAGGCATATCAACCACCTGACGAGCTGCCATTTCTTGGTGATCAAGTTCTAGGCGCATAATCCAAGGTGAGGCACACTGACCCTGTGTTACCGAAAACTTCTCGTAAGATGCGAGAATATCTCGGTCTTCCTGGATAAGTGAATTGGTTGATAGAGGATTGGGATCGTAATAAATTCGAACCGATTTCGTGATATCGCGCAAAGTAGTCTTTCGAATCTCTTTGGCCTTGTAAATCGCCGAATCCTGCGATCCCGCAATAGAAGGATCGAGATAAATTGTATTTGATGGATTTTTGGGATTGTGTGAAACCGAAAGCAGTTCAAGAATACGAGGGACACCCTGAGTAGCGTTTGCCTTTGCAGTTCCAGCAGAGTGGAAAGTATTGAGTGTAAGCTGAGTCGTGGGCTCACCAATGGACTGAGCACCTAGCGTTCCTACCATTTCACCTGCATGAACACCTGATTTCGTATACTTGAATGCAATCTCCTTTAGCATCTCGTCAAACAGATCACGAGTTAAGCGCAAATCTAGAATAGACTTCTTTGGAGAAAGATAGAAACGAAGTAGAATTTGGAAGAGTTTGTTGTGACGAATAGTTTTGGTTTCACAAAGCTTTGCAATCTCGTCTACAACATAGCGGGGAGTCAAATCCGTCTTGACTGAGAAAGTGTTGCGATACTTTTCGGTGATTCGCTTGAAGTTTACGGGTGAAGAGACCTTCTCCTTTTTGGCGTATCGCAGAACATCTTTTACGAATACATCGCGATCCTTGAGGATTTGCTCTACATTATCGGGGATATCATCGGTTGCATCTTTTAGGACAGCCGAAAGATCGCCGGGAGCAAGCCCGAAATCACGGTAAATTTGTTCCATCGTCATAACTCCAAGTTCGCATTCTACTCGCTCGACACATACTGAATCAATTCCGTCACCGCCGTAATGGAACTGAATCACGCCTCCATTCACATTACGCACAGTTCCATCATACTCTACATGCAGATCCTCCATCGTCTTTACGAGCTTGCGTTGGATGTAACCTGAATCGGATGTCTTGACAGCCGTATCAATCAAACCTTCACGACCACCCATAGCATGGAAGAAGAACTCGGCGGGACGAATACCGTTAATGAAACTGTTCTCTACAAAACCGCGAGATTCCATACTGTCATCGAATCGGCTGAAGTGGGGTAGCGTGCGGTCCTGTAGAGTATACTGAATACGCCGACCAGCTACAAACTGCTGTCCGAGCAGCGCCATCATCTGCGTAATGTTCAGGTCAGAACCTTTAGCTCCAGACTTCACCATCTGAACCATGCGGTTCGTCTTTTCCAGGCTGTTATTGACATTCTCGCTAATTAGAGTATTGATTTCCTTTAGAGCACTCATAATCTTGTTTTCAAGTTCCTCGCCATCGGGACGACCTGAAATGTTCGTGAAAGTTCCAGCATGAACTGAAGACATAATATCGGCAATCTTCTTCTTTCCGTCAGCAATCGTCTTCTTAATGAACTCGTCTGCCTCAATGTTCGCAATCAGATCAGAAGCACCCACGGAGAAACCGGAGAAGAGATTGTATTTGGTAACAATATTCTGGACATCGTTAATGAACTGGGCTGCACGCTTAGGGCCGAAATCGTTGTAAATGACATGAATGGCACCCTGCGACGCTGCTCCGAATGCACCCTTGGTCAGTACACCAGACTTCAGGTTACCGTTTTCAACCTTGATGTTTGAGCTAATATTCATGAGCGGGAATGCGGTTGATATAATTTCCTTGCCAGTTAGTGGACGATTTTGGCGAATGTATCCTGAAATTGGCTTCTTCATCCGACTCATAATGTTCATTGCAATGTGCTCTGGAACCCGAACCAAATCTTGAGAAATGCGGAATGAACCCGTCATAGTATCCTGAAAGATTTGAATGATTGGAGAAGCCAAACGAGGCGAAATAATTTGGCGTAGAACGGATGCCAAATATTTGAGCTCGGACGCTGCAGCAATACTTTGAGGAACATGCATATTCATTTCGTCTCCATCGAAATCGGCATTGTAAGGTCGCGTAGCACTAACATTCAGGCGGAAAGTAGAGTATGGTAGAACGCGAATACGATGGCATTCCATAGATCCCTTGTGAAGCGACGGCTGACGGTTAAAGAGTACAACATCTCCATCAATTAGGTGACGGTGTACGATATCGCCTTCCTTTACATCAATTGTTTCAGGGTTCACGAACTTCAGGCTGAATGGCTGATTTTCCTCCTTTAGAAACACTGACTTGGCACCAGGATACTTTCCAGGACCATTGCGAATATAAGTCATCAGGCGATCGCGATTGTATCCCGTAACAACCTCTGGAAAAGTCAAGTTGCGCGCAATTTCCTCCGGGACACCAAGCTCATCGAGCTCAATGTTTGCATCGGGAGTAATGACCGACCGGGCAGAGAAGTCTACTCGCTTACCCATAAGGTTACCACGAACACGGCCAGTCTTGGCACCCAAACGAGACTTCAGAGTTTTCAGAGGGCGTCCGGACCGCTGAGCCGACGGAGGAAGACCCTTGATATCGTTATCGACATAAGTCGCTACATCATACTGCAGTACAGCTAGATGGCGGTCAATGACGTCGGCCGATTCACCCTTATCAATCTTATCACGGAGCTTCTGATTATTTCGCACAATGTTTACTAAGCAGTGCGTCAGATCATCTTCCATACGCTGATTATCTTCCATGATAACTGAAGGACGAACGGTTAGAGGAGGAACTGCGAGAACCGTGCAAATCATCCAATCTGGACGGCTGAATTTGGGGTTAAAGCCAATGAGTTCAACATGCCGATCCGTGATACGCTGGAATGCCCGCAGAACCATTTCAGGCTGCAGGAATACTGGCGTTGCTTCAGTATCGTAAGTGTACGCCTGCAAAGTTGCGACTGAACCTTCCTGCTTATCCACCTTTTTGATGGATGGAGTGCCACACTTCGGGCATGCAGATGACTCCTTGAGCTCCTTGAGCTTGTATGCGGTTGTGCGATCACGAACAGCATTGAATCGATCAACGCCCTTGGCCATGACCTCGATCTTCTCAAGTTCTTCGTTTGGAAGGTAAGGATTCGAGCAGTTCAGGCAAACAATAGAAAGAATCTTTTGGATTTGGTCAATGAATTGATAGAGGTATACTGGGCGAGCAAGTTGGATATGACCAAAATGCCCGGGACAGAGAATATTGGTTTGTTTACATGTGGGGCAAATCTTGCCATTTTCAATAACTCCAAAATGGGGATCAAATACACCACCTGGTACAGGCTGCTGGGCTTGGGTAGTCTTATCAGTGATGACTTCGACGACACTTCGAGCAATAATTTCTTGAGGATTAGCGATGCCAAACTGGACACCGATAATTGTATCTCCCATTCTTGTAATTACTAAGTATTGTCTTTAGATTCTTCCATTTTTAATCAAAGATTTCGAGCAACTTTTAGTGTTAATTTCCAAAAGTCATCGTCATTCAAGATGTTGGTAACAATGTATGACGGATAATCGCCCTCCAGCTTCAGTGCCCAATTCTCAAATTCGGGACCTAGCCGTTGAACAAACTTTTTCTTATCTTTGATGTTCATACGCTTCAAATCTTGAAAAATGCGGTCGGCAAGTTGTGCAGTCTTATTGGGTTCAACACTCTCATCTTTTAGGATACGAACTGTCTTGTTCCACTCTTCCATTATGATTTCTTACTAAAGAATAATATGAAAACTCGTCGACTGAAACTGAAATCAATTCGTAAATCTCATAAACCTGAAAAGAAATGGGATGCGACATTCGTTTACCCTGATGGGCATCAGAAAGTAGTCCCGTTCGGCGCTGCAGGAATGTCGGATTACACGAAACACAAAGATAAAACTCGAAAGCTGCGTTATTTAAAGCGGCATTCGGGTATGGGTGAGCACTGGAACAAACCCGATACTCCTGGGGCTCTTTCCAAATGGGTTTTGTGGAATAAACCTACTTTCCATGCAAGCGTTGCAGATTTTAAGAAACGGTTTCACTTATAAGTTTCTCCCAATATGCGCTATACAACTTTGTAAAATTGTATGTTTTATTTATGATTTCTTCATATTTCCGGTTAAGAAATTCATCATTAATTTCAGAATAATTCTTCACGATAAGAACGGGTAGATCTTCGTAAACCGGATCAATAGGAGTCGATATACAAATAGGAATAGTTCCTACCATAAGTGATTCCCATGTTCTGTGCGAATCAATTCCACGACCAGGAGGACTCACAGAAAACTTATAGGATTTCAAGGTTTCTATATACTTTTCAAATGGAACATTGGGAAGAATTTTGTAGTGTTTTGAGGATAACAACTCTAGTGTTTTAACCCGGATACCACTATGTTCCCTAAAGAAAGGATTGTTTGTTGTGTTTGCCATATTTAAGTAAAGAAGATTAGGTTTCTCACTTTGAAATGCATGTTGTGGTTGAAGACAGTGTTTGGAGTATACTTGCATCATTGAAGTTTTATCTTCTCCAAAAAACTCATGACTGTCCCATTGCATTTTTGGCCCAAGTGGAATTGCTATAAGTTTGGGGTGAGAAATACATATATTTTTTGAACACCATTTTATGAGATGAGGGTGTTCAAGAAGCGAATCATGAAGAGCTTTGTCTGTTTCGGTAGGAGGAAAGTGAAAGTATGGCATACACCAATCATCATTGCCTCCAGTAATAAGTATATAATCAAATGTTAATGATAAGAGATACGAAATATAATTATTTAGATGACTTATGCTAACAAAAATAACTTTAGTTTTATTTAAATATTTTTTAGATGGTCGATCGCATTCGGGTAATACAATATCCGCCATTTCGATAAAAGAATCGACACAAATAATAGGTTTTGATGATTGAATATATTTCATTTAAGTATATTTTGTGAACTTGTTGTAAATTCAATTATAAGTCTCGGCGAATAATGATTTGACCAAATGTTAATTTGCCATCGTAAACAACCGTTATTTTTCGTTTGAATTCGGCAATAAACTTATCAATACCTAACTTTGTTTGTGGCCATATATTTGCATCTAACCAATAATCATCA